GGTGGCGGTGGTAGCAATAGCACCACGGGTGCTGCTGGTGCTACTGGTAAAGTCTATATAAGTTGGGATTACAACAGTCCTTCTGTTAGTCCTAGTGCTTCTCCCAGCGAATCTCCTAGTGTTTCACCTTCTGCTTCTCCCAGTGTTTCTCCCAGTGTTAGCATGTCACCTAGTGAGTCGCCTAGTGTGTCGCCTAGTGCTAGTGTTTCGCCTAGTAATTCGCCTAGTGCTTCACCTAGTGCTTCACCTAGTGCTTCCCCGAGCGAGTCGCCTAGTGCTTCCCCGAGCGAGTCGCCTAGTGCTTCCCCGAGCGAGTCGCCTAGTGCTTCTCCTAGCGTGTCTCCTAGTGAGTCGCCTAGTGTTTCGCCTAGTGCTAGTGTTTCGCCTAGTGCTAGTGTTTCGCCTAGTGAGTCTCCTAGTGCTAGTCCAAGTGAGCCGCCAGCTTGGGTTATTCCTGGCATTGAGTTTCGTGTGCCGGATGCTCGCCCACATTTCCGCAGTAAGGAGTATAATTAAATGCCAATTCTGCTTGATGAACGACCGGTGATTAGTGCTGCTGATATTGAGACGGTCGGTGTGAATTATGTTGATCACTTGAATCCGGATGAGGTCCTTGATGGGACGCCTACTGTGGAGGAGGTTGGTGGTAGTGATTTGACAATCTCAAATATTGCTATCAACGTGGAGACCTATGTAGAGGCGTATACCGGGGATACGGTCGAGATAGATAATGCTGTGGTGTTTGTGTTGTCGAGTCCGGATGCTGGGCGATATGTTATTCGTATTACTGTGGATACGCTCCCGCCTTCATCTACTGCTTATGCTGCTGCTCCCCGTCGTTTTGTGCGGGATCTCGAATTCACCTTCAAGTAGGATATTATGGCACTAACTGGAGCAGCCTACGAATCACATCGTGAGATGATGAAGCTCCGCCGTCAAGCTGAGCGAGCTTTGGCTGCCGAGATCTCTCCCTTCCCGCCTATTGTTGATCCAGAGCGTAGGGCTGCGGGTGGTGAGAGTCTGCGTCATTTCTGCGAGATCTATCGTTCTGAGGCTTTCACTCTTTGCTGGTCTGAGGACCATATTCGCATCATTGATAAGATCGATTCTACGGTCAGATATGGTGGTCTCTTCGCTCACGCTATGCCTCGTGCCAGTGGCAAGACGACTATCACGATAACAGCTGCTGTGTGGGCTCTTCTTTATGGTTATAGGCATTGGGTGTGTTTAGTTGGTGCTACGGCTGCCAAGGCTGCGTCATTATTGAAATCAGTTAAAACTTTGCTGCGTTTCAATGAGTTGTTGATGGATGATTTTCCGGAGGTTTGTTGGGCTGTCCGTCAATTGCAGGGTAAGGCGAATCGTGTTGGTAGCCAGACGTATCAAGGTCAGCCTACTAACTGTGTGTGGTCGATGAATGAGTTGGTGATGCCGACTATTAAGGGTTCTGCGGCTAGTGGTGGGAAGATTAGTTGTTGCGGGATTACCGGTGATATTCGTGGTCAGCAGGAGACTACATCTGATGGTGATGTTGATCGTCCGGATTATGCGATTTGTGATGATCCGCAAACGAGGGAGTCTGCTTATTCTCGTCAACAGACAACGGATCGATTAGCTATTCTTAATGGTGATATTCTTGGTTTGGCTGGTCCTGGTATTCGCATTTCTGGTGTTGTACCCTGCACTGTTATTTCGCAGGGTGATTTGGCCGATCAGCTGTTGGATAAGCCGAGTAATCCGTTGTGGGGTGGTATTCGCACTCAGATGATTACTGGTTGGCCTAAGCGTACTGATCTGTGGGATCAGTATTTTGAGATTCGCAATGCTGATGCGATGGAGGATAAGGATGAGACTGATTGCACACAGTTTTATGTTGATAATCAAGTAGAGATGGATGAGGGCGTTACTGCGAATTGGGAGCAGCGACACTTAGATAGTGAGGCTAGTGCTGTTCAACATGCGATGAATCTTTATGGGCGTGATCCTGGGGCGTTTTTTGCTGAATATCAGAATCAACCGCTGATTGCTCAGGAGTCGTCTATTTTGGGTAAGTTGGAGTTGAAGGAGCGGGTGAATGTTTTAAAGCGGCGTGAGATTCCTATTGATGCTGATTGTCTTACTGCTATGGTGGACATTCAGAAAGACATGTTGTTTTATACGGTGGTGGCTTGGAAGAAGGATTTCACTGGCCACATTATTGATTATGGTGGCTATCCCGATCAGAAGACTACTAATTTCACTTTGGAGCGAGCCCGTTATGTCTTCAGTAAGAGGTGGCCAAATCAGTCTTTAGAAGTGCATTTGCAGCGTGGGTTGACTGCGTTGATCGATGGTCTAATGGAGACTGTGTGGGAGCGGTCTGATGGTGCGGAAATGTCTATTGACCGCTTGATGATTGATGCGAACTGGGGGCAGGCGAGGGATATTGTTTATTCGTTTGTGAGGAATAACTCCCATCGTAGTAGGATTTATCCTGCTCACGGTAAGTATGTGGGGCCTGAGTCTGATCCCTTGAATGCACGACACAAGTCCAAGTATCGCGGCAAGACGATGGGTTTGAATTGGCGTATCGCCAAGCCAAAAGATAAGCCGTCAATGCATCTGTTATATGATGTGAATTTCTGGAAGAGTTTTGTCCATAGTAGGTTCGCTACGGAGCCCAATACTGCGTCTAGTTTGACTTTATTTGCTCCTAGTCGCAAGAATATGCATGATACTTTCGCTGCGCATATGGTTTCTGAGTATGCGACTAGGGTGTCTGGCAAGAATCGTGAGCTGGATATATGGCGATTGCGTCCGGATCGCCCAGATAATCATTGGTTTGATTGTGTGGTGGGGTGTGCTGTGGCGGCGAGCGTTATTGGGTGCAAATTATTTGATGAGCGGAGGGAATTGGTTAGCAAGCCGATGAATCAACCGGCTGAGGATGCTACTAAGATTCCGTCCCCATCCCCGTCCCCATCAAAACCGAAGAAACAGCGAGTGTCTTACTTATGACTACTGCTACTAAGAAAAAGCCAGCCAAGAAGAAGCCCGCTAAGAAGGTGTCTTATTATCCCGATTATCTCACCAGTCTCGACCCGACGAAGGGTTGCAAAATTGTTCTGTGTGAGGGTGGGAGTATTGAGGTGCTCAAGCACTATATTAGTGGTGAATTGCCGGAGGTTTTTGCTGATCCTTATGAGCGGGTTAAGGTGACGCCGGAGGCGTGTCCTTATTGTCGCGATGTTGGGTTCGAGTATATTGAGTGCCTTACTACTAATTCTCCACATTGTCCTAGTGGGGAGAATTATTACCGTCAGAATCGTATGTTGTCGGTGCGTTGTAATGGGTGTGGTGGTGTTTATCGTGCTACTGAGTCTTGGCGGATCTATTTCGAAGAAGAGGTGGAGTAGTGGGCAAATCTATTTTGGGAGAGAGATATGCAACCTACAGATAGAGCCCGCAAGTTAATATTCGCCAAGACAATGCGTGCTCAGCTTGAGACACAGCTCGCTACCAATGCTGGCATTGTTACCGTGAGTGTTGATGGGACCAGCGTCACTTACGATCGCGATCAGGCTATGCAGGAATATATGAAGTGGGATAAGATGTGCATTCGTTTGTCTCGTAAGCATGGTCGCACCAGCACAATTCGGCTCGATACTCAATAGGTAGTGGCAATATGCTTAAAAAGTTGCGTGGATTACTCAGCAATTATAGTATTCCGGCTCAAGCCGGGTATAATGCCGCTTCACCGTCCAATAAACGTCGCAATTTGGGTGGTCGCATACTAACTCCCGATGATATACTAACTCCCGACAAGCGTCGTCGTCTCACCGTTTCTTCTCGCGATATACAACGCAATTTTGCTGCGGCTGCTTGGGCTATTCGTCATCATCTAGATTTGGTGTCCAGTTTTTCCTTCACCTGTGAGACGGAGGATGAAGTGCTTAATGAGCGGGTAGAATCGCTTGTTGAGTGGTGGTCGCGACCGATCAATTTTGATATTGCTAATCGCCACTCTCGTCGTCGCTATACTCGTTTAGTCGAGATGATGCGGGTCCTAGATGGCGATATTTTTAATA